CTGTGGGAAGGACAAGTAGAAGGAGCTTTTTTCAATCCTACTGCTTTTGATACAGCTCGTGTAATTGAATATCCAGACAATGAATATGACAAGCGTTCTGGCGACCATGCTCAATACATTCTTGGAGTTGACGTGGGCCGCAAGAATGACTTAACAGAAGTTGTAGTCATTAAAGAAACGCCTACCAGTAAGAATGGTCGAGAAACAATTAAGAAAGTTGTCAATATTTTCACCATTCCATCTGGACATTTTGAGATGCAAGCAATCCAAATCAAAGAAATCTTTAAGAAATTCCATTGTAGTATGTGTGTACTTGACGCAAATGGTCTTGGTATCGGCTTAGTAGATTTCATGGTGCGTGACCAGGTGAATCCTAAAACTGGTGAAACACTATACAATTTTGGTATTATAAATGATGATGACAAAATCTATAAATCTTTTGAGACAGATGACACAATCAAAAATGCTCTCTATCTCATGAAAGCAAACAATGTCATCAATTCAGCTCTATTTGCTTATTGTCAAATCCTCATGAAGAATGGTAGATTACATTTCTTGCTTGATGATGGCATTGCCCGCAACAAACTTATGGGTACTGCCAATGGCAAGAGTATGTCTGCATCAGAACGTGAAGATTATTTGCGGCCATACGTAGAGACATCTATCCTAAAAAGCCAGATGATGAACCTTATTTCCTGCAACGATGGTGCATTGATTAAGTTAAAGCAGGCTACCCGCAGGATTAAAAAGGATAAGGTGTCTGCTTTATTGTATGGACTCTTTTGGTGTCGCTATAAAGAAGAAAAAAGAGAGAAACGCTCTCGCCGCAATCTTACTGACCTCATTCTTTACACAAAACATAACTAAATTTTTTAAAATTAATAGGGCAAAATGGAAAAACTACTTTTGCCCTATTCTTATATATATTAGTTATGAGAGTTCAAAGGAGATTTTTATGCGGGATTCGCGCCTAGAGGTTAAAATTTACAACATTCTCTTGGATGCGGGACTACCTTTTGAAGAAGAATATGAGTTTCCTGGACTTATTGGCAAGAGTGGTAGAGCATTGCGTTTTGACTTTTGTGTTTTTGACGAAGAAGGAAACATTGATTTCTTGATTGAAGCACAAGGAAAACAACACTATGTACCAGTTGCCCATTTTGGTGGACAACGTGCGCTTTATGCCCAAAAGCAAAATGATATTAAGAAACGTCAATATTGCATAGACCATAACTTGATGCTTATTACAATTCCATATTATGATGAACCAAAGCTTAATTATGATTATATTATGCAAGCGGCAGGATATTAAAAGGAGGTAGGATTTGGCTTCTTATCGCAATAAAGCGGATAGAGATTTCCGCATAGTTACTTCTGCGCAAAAACCACAATCTCTTTCTTTTAATAAGATTATGGTCGGTAATAAAAAATTAGCTAATGATGTTACTATTGATACTGACCATTTTGCAGTAGTCAATAGTTATGGTGGTCGCAGAGCAGTAAAAAAAGAAGATGTAGAGAGAGCTTTACAAACTTCTAATATTGCCAATTTGCGTTCTTACTCAAATCTATTTTTCAATTCTAATGGTATTTATAGCCGCCTTTGTCGTTACATGGCATATCTTTACAAGTATGATTGGTATGTAACTCCACTTTTTTATGCGGAAAATGACAACGACAAAGCCAAAGAGAAGATTAAGAAAAATTGGTATAAAGCAATTTCTTATCTCGATAGTTCACAATTAAAAAAGAACTTTGGGGAAATTGCCTTGAAAGTTATTAGGGATGGTTGCTATTATGGCTATCGTCTTGACGGTCAGACCGCAACATTCCTTCAAGATTTGCCAACTTCTTACTGTAGAAGTCGCTATGAATTAAATGGGCGATTCGCAGTAGAGTTTAATATTAAGTATTTTGATGATGCTTTTTCCGACATTGAGTATCGGACAAGGGTGTTAAAAATGTGGCCCAAGGAATTCCAGAAAGCCTACTTAGCTTTTAAGAATGGAAACCTAGTTACTGATTTTAATGGAGATTCCGCAGGCTGGTTTTTGTTAGACACTACCAAAGCAGTTAAGTTTAATCTTAGCAATAATGACGCACCATTGTTCGCAACGGTTATTCCTAAGCTGATTGACTTGTCTGATGCCCAAGATTTAGATAAGAAAAAGATGCTTCAACAAATACTAAAGATTATTATCCAGACTATGCCAATAGACAAAAATGGAGATTTAATTTTTGATATTCAAGAAGCGCAACAGCTCCACGCAAATGCAGTTAATATGCTGTCAGATGCTATTGGGGTAGATGTTTTAACTACTTTCGCAGATGTTAAGGTTGCGGACATGGCGGACCACAGTGCAGTAAGTTCTGTGGACCAACTAGAAAAGATTGAAAGAACCGTGTTCAATGAAGCAGGCACGGGTCAAAACCTGTTTAATGCAGAAGGAAATTTGGCTCTTGAAAAGTCTATTCTTAACGATGAAGCAACTCTTAATAATCTAATCCTTCAATTTGAGGATTTCGCGCAAAGGTTAATTTCTACCTTCAACAAAAGTCCAAATAGAGTATTTTACAAAGTTCAGATTTTGCCAACTACCGTATACAACTATAAGGATTTGGCGGCAAAGTATAAGGAATTAGCTACTCTTGGATATTCCAAGGTACTTCCTCTTGTTGCTCTTGGACAATCTCAAAGTATGGTCATTATGTCATCTTACTTTGAAAACAATGTGTTAAATCTTAATGATGTTTTTGTTCCACTCCAATCTTCAAATACTTTGAGTGCGGACAATTCAAAAGAGGTCACTTCCGCTGGTGAAACTAATCCACAAGGCGGTCGCCCCAGCTTGGCTGACGATGAAAAAAGTGACAAGACGATTCAAAATGAAGAATCGGAGGGATAAATGCTAAGAAATACTTCTGTTGCTACTATTGCAGCACCAGAATTTGTAAATCTGGCGGAAGATGCTCTCAATCCTGGAATTTCTAAAGCAGACGTAAAGGTTCTTTATCTTGGCGAAAACCGCAACGGTTCTTTTATTAACAAAGAAACCGCAATGAAGATGTCCGAGACTTTACGTGCTTGCCCCATTGTAGGTGCTTACCGCAAAGATATTGATGATTTTGGTGACCACGGTGAAATCATCCACATTGAAAACGGTGAAATCACTTTTGACTGCGCGACAGTTCCTTATGGCTTTGTCGCTCCAGATGCTAAAGTTTGGTTCAAAGAATTCACAGACTATGATGAATTCGGCAACACCGTTAATCGCGAGTACCTAATGACTACTGCTTACCTTTGGACTGGTCAGTACCCAGAAATTGAACGTTGTGTCAAAGAGGGTATGGGTCAATCTATGGAACTAGATGGCAAATCTATTGATGGTCATTGGGCAGAAAATTCTGAGAGCGGAATTGAGTTTTTTATTATCAATGATGCTAGTTTTACAAAGTTATGTGTTCTAGGCGATGGCGTAGAACCATGTTTTGAAGGTGCTTCTGTTGAAGCTCCTAATATCAGTGATAAGTTCTCTAAAGAAGGATTTACTACTACTCTTTACAATATGATGAATGAGTTGAAGTTTGCTCTTGCGGAAAATGCTGAGAAAACTGATGATTCTGAATCTGCCAAAGAAGAAGAAACTACTGAATTTGCGGAAAAACAAGAAGAAGTAGAAGAAACGGCTGATGAAGCGGTTGAATTTGTGGAAAATGCAGAAGAATCTACTGAATCTACTGAATCCGCAGAGGTAGTTGAAGAAAATCTTGACCAGGAATCGGACTTCTCTGCGAACACCGAAGAAGAGAAGGAATCAGAAGAAGTGGTTGAAAATACCGAAGAATCTGCCGACAATGAATTTGCGGAAAAAGATGCGGAAATTGAAACTCTTAAATCTGAAATCGCTTCTCTACAAGAAAAATATACTCTTCTCGAAGCAGAAGCAGAAGAATTACGTTCTTACAAGGCTTCCCGTATTTCTGCGGACAAAGATGCTCTTATCAATAAGTACAATATGCTTTCTGATGATGACAAAGCAGAAATTATTGCAAACAAAGATTCTTATTCTTACGAAGAAATTGAATCTAAACTTGCTCTTCTGTATGTAAAGAAAAATGTTGATTTTGATGACCAAGAGGAAGAAGTTCCTGTCTCTAATGAAGCAACTCTTACCTTTGGTCTTTCTACTGCAAATGGCGATGCGGAAATTGACCCAATTATTGAGCTTCTCCGTGACGCTGCAAATAAATAAACAATTAAGGGGGAATTAAATGGCAATTACCATTAAACGTACTGGAATTCCAGGTCATGGTCTTTATCCAGTAGTTGAGCCAAATCACCTTTCTGCTCCTCGAAGTGGCGGCGTTTATGCACAGCTTCCTGCTCCTGCTTCCGTTAATGCTTGCTTCCAAGGTCAATTCTTCAAATATGACCTTGCCGCAGGTATGCTAAGCTTTACTGGCGATGCTCCTTGGGTTATGGTATACAATGAGGAAAAACTTTATGACCCAGCTCGTCAAATGCACCGCGATTATGCTATGGTTAATCTTAATAACGACCCTAGCGTAAAGTTGGTCCCACGAGTTTTCCGTCTATATGTTGGTGATATTTATACCACTAACTGCGTCAAAGATGGTGATTCTTACACCGTTGGCGATAAGCTTGTTCCTGGTGCTGCTGGTATTCTTGAAAAGAAAACTGCTATCACCGCAGATGATACTCTTGTCTGCAAAGTTGTAAAAGAAACAACTCTTCCAGACGGTCAAGCTGCTGTTAAACTTCAAGTTATTAGAGCTAACTAAGAGAGGAGATAAAATAATATGGAACTTACTTTAAATGACCTTAAAAAGCTCGCTAAAGCTACTTTAAGCAAAACTCCTCTAACTTATTCTATTAATGGTAAAGAGGAAACTTTTACCACAGAAACCGCAAATGAAGCACTTCGTGCTGCACTTGCTCCTTTAACCAAGGATTATTACACCTTTAAGCGTAATGAGAATACCATCTTTGAACTTATCTCAGAAGTCATTGATGAAGTTACTCCTAAGCGTGTAATGACACAATATGAACGCTTTGCTGACGTTAAGACTGTCGCACAAGGCGAAAAGCCAGTTTTCACCACTCGTATTACTGAAGCTGCTCGTAAACGCGCAAAAGGCTTCGTAACTCTTGTTGGTCTTGCTGGTCGTTACGAGACTTGTATTCTTGATGGTCGTCAAGTTACCGTTCCTACCTCTGCTTATGGCTATGCTATTCGCTTAGGTTTTGAGGAATTCCTTGATGGTCGCTACAGCTTTGCTGATTTTACTGACATTATGCTTGAAGGTCTTGATGACGCAATCTACGCTGAAATCGCAAAGGCTCTTGATAATGCGGTCGCAACTCTTCCAACTGTAAACAAGGCTACTAATGCTGGCTTTGATGCTGCTATGTTTGACAAGCTTCTAGCTATTTCCGATTCTTATGGTAATGGTAACTCCACTATCTATTGTACTCGTGAATTTGCTACTTCCCTCATTCCAGCAGACGCAGCTTGGGCATCTGATTCTATCAAGGACGAGCTTTTCCGCAAAGGCTTCCTTGGTGCTTATAAGGGTCACGACGTAGTTATTCTTCAGCAATCCGTTGTTGACGCAAATAATTCTACTAAGGCTATTGACCCATCTAAGGCTTACATCATGGCTTCCGTTGGCGAAAAGCCAGTTAAGGTTGTCTTTGAAGGTCAAACCGCAGTCCGTATGGTAGAAGATAATGACGATTGGTCCCGTGATATGCAAACCTACAAGAAAGTTGGCGTTGCAGTCCTCACCAATCCTTCTATTTGCCAATTTGTTAATACTTCACTAACTAAAACTTTTTAGTTTTTAGTTTTTAGCAACGAAAGGGGTACTTAATTTAATTATTGAGTACCCCTTATTTTCATAAGAGAAAAAAGGAGAAAACATATGTCCGAAGATATTAAAAATGTTCCTGGTGACGAATTAGTAACAGTTACTAACATTACCCGTTCACCTATTGGTTACACCCTTTCATCTAATAATGTACGCCGCATTATTGCGGGAGGGGCCACAGTAAAGGTTACTGCCGATGAATTGCGTAATCTTAATCTGGAATCTGGCGGTAATGTTTTGATTAAAGATTATCTTCGTGTAAATAATCGCAATTTAGCTTTAGAATTTGGCATTTCCGAAGATTTATTTGACCATGAGTATAATTGGGATAGAGAAAAAATTGATGACGTACTACTCAACGGTAGTATGGATGAATTTTTAGATGCTCTTGATTTTGCTCCGCATCGTGTTATTGATATGCTTGTAGAACGTGCGGTCGAACTTGAAGCTCCAGACAACAACAAACTAAATGCTTTGTCCAAGAGAACAAGTTCGGATATTCCTTCTATGATTAGGAATAAACACGCCTACGATGAAAACAATGAAGAAAACACAGAAGAAGCTCCAAAGACTCGTAGAGCTGCGGAAAACGAACCAGAAAAGGTTGCCCGTAGAGCTAAATAATAAATGACGGAGGTTTAGAATGGAAGAACCAACAACCTTCCAAGAAGTTTATGATTTTTTCTTATCGGGAATTACTGATGATATGTTTTTGGAAATGACAAAAGAAGATACAGAGGAAATGCTGCAAGAGATTTTGGTTGCGGCATTTCCGCACTACGAATTCCCACAATGGAAAAATCCTTTTGGTTTAGATATGGTAAAAAAGGAATTTACCGCAAAGCTAACCTTAGAAGATATGAGAATTTTACGTTCTTACATGATTGTACAATGGATTGGTTTCCAGCTTGCTAATGTTGATTTAGTTCGCCAAAAGTATAGTGGTAGTGACTTTAGTTTTACCTCACAAGCTGCACATATGAAACAACTTATTGCAATGAAGCAAGAATATGAGCGAGAAGGATTCCATTTACAAAGGCTTCAAGGACGTAGATATGTAGATGCAGAAGGACATATTCGTTCTTCTCTTGGCAAGATAATGGAGCCGCTATAATGGCTTTATTCGTAGTAAGTGACGAGTTATTGCAACTGGAAAATCAATCAATCAAAGAAAATCTTTCCCGCATTGTAGGGCAGATTTTCAAACTTCTTCCTATGCGGGAAGAGGATAAAGATTGGGAGAAGCCGTTGGATACTCTATTAATTGAAGTTAGTGGATTAACTCTTTTTATCCCTGGTCAGCCTAAATTGATTTCACTAATTAGCAAATTGGCTGGTATTAAAAAGCATCCAGAAGATTTTGACCTGTTCCGCAGGACAATCTTTGAAGCTTGCGGACTAGCCAATGATTTAAAAGATTTAGTTGAGCCTTAAAACTCTTTCTGCTCGTATTGATTATCTAGGCGGTGACCAACTTAGTAGAATCAATAAACAAAAATTACAATCTTTCCGAGCAGCTTTAAAAAATGATTATAATTCTCGTTTAATCAAAACTGATAAACACGCTTCTGTTCCTTGTATTATCAAAAATAATGCGTATGGACTTAAAGCGGATTATGATAAAAAATATATTTCTGTTGAATTTTCCGCAGGATTAGAAGCAGGAGACGTGTTCCAATGTCTTGATGATAATTCAAGATGGATGATTTACCTGCCAATCTTAACTGAAACTGCTTATCTGCGTTCAGAAATTATTAGATGTGACCATTCTTTGAACATCAACGGAAAAGAATATTTTGTGTATTTCCAAGGACCAGTTGAAACAGATATTCGTTGGTTTATCAAAAATGGTATCAATGCTAATGAATTAAACAAGTCTGGTACTGTCTACATTAAAAAAGATGATAATACTCTTAGTTTCTTCCATCGTTTTACTAAAATTAAAATAAATGGTCATATGTGGGAAGTACAAGTAACCGACCCAATTTCCGTTCCTGGTATCCTTGAATTAGAATTACAAGAATACTATGACAATAAAGAAGCCGACCTCCCGCAAGTCAAGCCATCAGATAAAGACCAGCTTATTAAGGGTGAGAAAATTGTTAAACAAAATACTAGCGTTGGTTATATGGTCGATGATAGTATTTATAACCCTTCTACCTCTTGGACGATTGCGGGAAATGATAGAGTCAAAATTGAAGAAGTTTTGAACAATGGTCAAATTTGCAAGGTTAAAGTAAATGAAGGCGCTATAGGCAAATTTACTTTATCATACGGAACAAACAGCATGGAAATTACCATTGATACATCTGATAGTTTTATTAATGGTCCAACAGAGGTATTCCCATACAGTACAAATAGATATTCTGTCGCTTTGCCGCAAGGAAAACAAGCTTTATTCAAAACAGACAATCCAAGTGCAAAGGTTGTTGCTGTTGGTGATGATTATTGTGATGTAGAGATTGTCTCTGGTAAGAGCGGTAAATTTAAGGTAATGGTAAAGATTGATGAAACTATTTATGAATTACCTGTTAAAATAAAATCTTTATAAAGGAGGTAGATTTTGAGAATAGCTACAAGCAAAACTATTGAAGAAAATTATAAATCCTCCTTTATGTCTTGTGAAAAAGACCAAGAGACTATTTGGAAAAAACTCTTTATTGATACAAAAGATTATTCCAATAAACTAAAAAAGCTGTTAGTAATCAATTCTCCGCACTGTTTAGACCCAGAGCATGAAGAATTTAATGAAGAGATTAAAAAATATGATTTGCGGAAATTGAGGGAAGGTCAGTACATTAAGGTTGTACCTAAATTGATGTTCTCTGACCATGAAAATGTTAAATCTTACATTCTTCTTGAGTTTGATAATTTTATTCCTACCGATAATCCGCAATACAGAGATTGTTTAATCAGCTTTTCTATTATTTGTCATTTGGACTCTTGGGAACTTGACGATTATAAATTAAGACCAATTCAGATTGCTTCTTACATTGATGGCATTATGAATGAAGCTCACTTGTCTGGAATCGGTAAATTAGAGTTTATTGGAGCAAAGCAAGTCATTCTTAATGAATTTTTGGGTGGAATTGTTTTACAATACCGTGCTACTCATTCTGATGCGGATGATGCGGAAAAAGTTAACAATGCTATTCCCGCATACACCCAGACGACAAATTTATAAGAGTTGATTTTAGATGGCTATAAAAGGAGATTATGCACAAATACTCGCGGGACTGCCTATTTCTATTTTTGGAGCGAATGTGGCAGTCACGCAACCAACGGTAAAAGATATTTGTGCTTTTGGGGAAGATAAGTTTTTATCGCAAGTTAGTATCTTCCTTAATTTAGACAGTTTTACTAAAAAAATTAAAGAGGGCAATTCTCAATTAGAAATGCTCTCAGACTTTCAAATTTTTATGACGGTTTTGAATGAAGATGAAACTTTTTCGCAAGAAATTCTTAATTTTTTTGAGTTAATTTTCCCAAATTATCATGTCGTTTTAGATAGTGGCTGTATTCAATTTCAGCTTACGGAAGATGGGCCGTTTATTGGTCAAATAAACCCAATGAATTTTGAGACTTTTTGTGATACTTTAAAGGAATTGTTTATCCCGTTTAATGCGGACGAGGTTGAGTATAATCCCGCAAACGATAAAGCAAAAGAGATTGCGGAAAAAATTAAGCAAGGTAGAAAGAAAAGACAGAAACAAAAAAGCGATGGAGAAAACTTCTCTATGTATGGAACTTATGTTTCCTGTCTTGCTATTGGACTACCAATGGATATGAATACCCTGCTAAATTACACACCGTTCCAACTGCATGATTCTTTTGTAAGGTATAATGCAAAACTTTCATTTGATTTGTATCAGAGAGTCGCCACTATGCCGATGATGGACACATCTTCAATGAAAGAACCGCCTAGCTGGCTTGATGATATTTATAAGTCAGGTTAAATGATATAACCGCCTAGTGCGTTTATATATTTTGAGGTTTAAAAACTTGGTGCGTCAAGTAATTAAATCATCAAGGAAAAATTGTATACAGTATTTCTTTATTCCAAAAAAAGAAAGGAGAACTATCATATGAATCGTTTTGGTGTTCGTGAAGTTGCTGATGTAACTTTCAAACCACTCAAATCTGTTGACATTGGCGGTCAACACTTTGACGCTTTTCAACCAGTTCTCACCCTTGATACCGCAAAGACCTCTTCTCTTGAGCAAGCAGTAACTACCGTTTATGCTAATGGTGGTAAGGGTAATCCTACTCTTGTCTCCTGGGACGGCGAAAAGAAATTAACTCTTAACGTCCAAGACGCTCTTATGAGTCCTGTTTCTTTCTCTGTTCTTTCTGGTGCTGGTGTTGTTAAGGGCCGCACTCCTGCTGGACAAGACAAAAAGGGTAAGCCAATTTATGTACACAGCACTTTCGATGCTCCTATCGAAAAAGTTGGTGCCGAATATGTCGTTAAGCTTTCTGTCGCTGACCGCAAGGGCGCAAAGATTGTTGTTTCTAAAGAAGCTCCAATTTATCCAGTCGTTCTAGATTCTGCTGGCGCACAATCTCGCTTCCTCTCTGCCGTAACTGACAAAGAAGTTAAGGTTGTTAATGCCGCTGCTCCTGCTGGAACTCCTGGCGCAATTACTCTTAAACTTGCAGAATTCAATGATGACTGCACCATCAAAGATGTCGCTGATAAAGATGTCTACTTCGTCCTTGGTAAGGAGACTCCTGGCGATGACCGTCTAGATGCTAACCTTACTGTTGGTAGTGTTGTTCGTCTCGACTGCTATACTCTTCACTATGAAGATGCTATGGAAATGACGATTGAAGCTAAGAACTTCGGTGGATATTACTACATTGAAGCTTCTACTCTCTTCCGCGATGAAGCTACTGGCGAGGACCTCCCAGCAGAATTCATTATTCCTCGTGGTAAGATTGAATCTAACTTCACTTTCCAGATGAACAACTCTGGCGACCCATCTGAAATCGAAATGCGGATGGCTGCTTAGTAATAAGCTGAAAATAATCACTCTCTAATTGCTGGAAACCCCTTAGAGCCTAATAACTACAACGTAATTTGTAAAAATAAGCGTGAATGTTTGAAAATCATTAGGATTGGGCAATCAGCAGCTAAGAATCTTTTATCTATTTTGTATTTATATACTATTTTAAATGGGAGAGATAATGCAAAGAAGAATACATGATTTTTTACCAGAAATTAAAGATTTTTATACCATAAATGATTTAGGTGAAATCTTTAGTGACAATAGTGGTAAAATGAAAACAAGAAATAAAGGTAATACAGATTATCAAATTATAAATTTTATGACCGTTGATGGAAATAAAAAAACTTTTAAAGTACATCGTTTGGTTGCTCTAGCCTTTTTACCGCAAGAAAATGGAAAGAATGAAGTTAATCATAAAGACGGAAATAAAAAAAATAATTCAGTTGATAATTTGGAATGGTGTACTTCATCTGAAAATCAGTTACACGCTTTTTCTATTGGCTTACAAAAAGCAAGAAAAGGTGAAATGTCAAATTTTAGTAAATTAACCAAGAAAGATATTAAAAAGGTTTTTTATTTAAGGTCTCTTGGGTATTTACAAAAAGACATCGCAAAAGAAATTGGTTGTACTAAAAGCAATATTTCTTGTATATTAAAACATAAATCGTGGAAAGATTAAAGTTCAACGACTAGTCGAAAGACGTAGGCAACAAGCGTTGCCGAAATGGGAGTCGCCTATTTTATAGGATGAAGATATAGTCTGTTCTTTATGGAAACATAGAGATTGTACGTGTAGCGAACGTATTTAACAAAAGGCATTTGATTTCAAAATCGATTGTATGCCAGCATACACCAAGTTCGATAAGTCTAAGAAAGTTCTTGCAACTCTCCAAGTTATCGATACTGCTGCTGGTGGTCACGATTACACCGATGAAGCTGTCCTTGGTCACAAGGGCCGCACTAAAGATGAAGAAGCCGCTGGTTGGTATTCTAAGTCTATCTTCGGAGCTTAATTTATTAAGTAAAGAGAACGAGGGGTATCTTCGGATGCCCCTCTATTTTTGAATAGAGGGAAAATGATTTTAGCAGATAATTATTTGCACTTTAAATTTGCGGATATGGTTGACGATAGAAACTCTTATGACCCACTTAGCCAATTCGCATATGCTAAAAATGGAATACAAAATTTAGCCTTACAGGGTGAACAATTGCCTGCTGAAACTTATGTTGCGGAAAATTTGACTGAATATGAAAATTTGCTGGACTTTTTCCGCAGACCAGAATATAAAATCACCAAAAGAACAAAACAAACAAATCCACAAAATACTGAATACTCTTGGGATTCTAAATTTAGTGATGAAATTACAGGCAGGTCAGAAGATTTAGCCAATGATATTTCTTTATTTGTTAATATGTTGAGAGCCATCACAGGTGAAATTTGCAAACAGCTTGGTGTTAATTTCCAAGAGTATGCGGCACAGCTTGTTGCGGAATATGCTCAAAACAATAGCTATTCTAGTCATGCTTCTTTAATTGGTTATGATATACTTTCATCTTTCTTGTCAACAGATGGCTTCAAAAAAATACATACTTCTCAAGTTGCCAACGGTGGACTTGGTAAATTCATTGAATCAGCAGCACTTTTAATAGAAACATTACCATCTTACACAGGCGATGCGGAAATCGGCACAATCAAGTATCAAGCATCTGACGGTAGTACACAAGAGACAAAAAATGGTAAAGAAACAATCTTTAGGCTCTTGGAAAAAATTCAAGGTTTATACGAAACCGCAGTAGATGATGGTGCGGAAATTGCATGGGAAAAAATTAAAGAAAATTTGTTCGTAACTTATGTTGAAGCATTAGACAAGCTAAATAAAGAAGTGGCTCTAAGAGGTCAATATGGCAATAGCGGGAAATCAAATTTACAAATTACCGCAAATACTATTTTTAACAATACTAAAAAAAGTGATACCAATAGGACCATGGTTAATTTAACAAAGCCAGGTGTTAACATCATTGTAACAAATGATTTAGTTAGAATTACTTATGAAACATCTATTAAGGAATACCGTGGCTCTAAAAGTATTAAATATTCTAATCTGGGTATGGCATCTAGTGTATCATTTTTAATGGGTGTCCAGATGGCTTATCCTAATATTACTACAAGCAATTTAGTAAACTTAGCGGCTGCAAGACCTGGATATGGCATTTCAAGCCATGAAGAATACGATGAAGAAGAAATTAGTAAAACCTGGGGAAATATTGTTCAAAATACAGTTACAGCCAGTTTATTGAGTAGCATTTCTACTTTAGTTGGTCTTGAAGGATATAAAAATACATATCTAACATTAGGCGGAAAAGCTATCCCTATATCAGAGGTTATTTTGAATTTGCGGACCTCCATGCAGACCGGATTTGCGGAAAATGCGTTCTTTTCAAACAATTTCTCTCGTGATAATTTTACTGCAAGTAATGAATGGATTTGGCAGAACGAAAAGAGTAAAGACTATTACAGTGACCGCAATTTAAACAAGGCTTTAGAGAGGTCAAAGAAGCTTTATCACCCAGTTCTTGAAAAATTAAATCAAGCCAAAATGGATATTTCTTTAAGAAATTTAGAAAGTTTGCTTTAACTTTTTCTAATTTTATGATATAATATAAGAGTAGATTTTTGAGTAAAAAGGAGAAAAGATGATTGATATTTCTTTCGAGAAAGAACGTTCCATCAAAACACAAGATATGTATGACATTATTTCTTTTGCGATTGAGAGTGCGAATGAAGGCGGCTTCATTAATACTTTTGTCTTAGAAAGGGCAATCTATGTATACACTGCACTTATTCTAAATGAAGAAAAACGAGAAAAAATCCAAGAGAAAAATGCAATTTCTCCATTAGCCGCATGGGATTTTATCGTTGAAAAAGGAATTGTTGAGGAGCTTGCGGAAAATCATGCTGCACTTTTAGAGAATCTTGCTGAGTATGCCGCTGTTTGGGCAGATGACCGCATGGAATATGAACATTCTGTGAGAGGGCTATTGGATACTATCCAAACTGTATCTGGTGATATTGTTGAGAATATGCGCAAATCTCTTTCTGAAACAGTTGACAACGGAGACGTTAAAGAGGTCCTTAAAATTGCGAACGACTGGGGTCTAAATAGAGAAATTCAAGAAGATGAAAATGAAGAAGAATCTCTTTTCCACGTTGTTGAGGGTCAAAAATAAATAAAAATAATTAGCCTACTTTCAAAATAAGTAGGCTATTTTTTTATGCCTATAAATGAGAAGAAAAAGGAAGCCTGTAAGATACTTGCTGGCTAAAATATAGAGAAGGTGGTTTTATTGGCTAAATACTCACAAACAGTTGAGTACAATCTACGTACTTCCTTAGACGCTAGTGGTATCACCAAACTACAGACTGAATTAAATAAAGTTAGAGCTACCATTCAAGAAATGGGCAGCGGAAAAGAAGAATTATTTGGTTTTGATATTGCTTTAAAGAATATTACCAAAATTCAATCACTTCTTAACAAGAGTTACAATTCCCGCATTGGTATGCTTGACTTATCAGCATTTAACAAAGGTTTAAAAGAATCTAACCTTAGCCTTGTGGATATGAGGGCATCTTTTAAGCTTGCGGGAAATCAAGGTCAACAAGCCTTTACTCAAATGCTTGGTAGACTTGGACAACTTGATACAGGTCTAAAAGCTACCAGTAGTACAATGGATAAAATCTTCAATACCGTTGGCAATACTGTCCGTTGGGGTATTGTTGCTAGTGGTTTTAATATGATTAAAGCTTCCATGCAAGATTCTATCAAATATGTTAAAGAATTAGACAATTCTCTCACACAAATTATGCTTGTCACGGACTATTCCCGCAAGCAAATGAACGATTATGCAAAATCTGCTAATGAAGCTGCTAAAGCTGTTGGTTTAACTACAACTCCAATGACAAATGGTACTCTTGTTTTCGCGCAGCAAGGTTTTAATCTTAAAGATTCTGCTCAATTAGCGACTCTATCTGCAAAATTAGCTAATGCTTCTGAGCAAGATACGAAAGATACTTCGGACCAAATTACCGCAATTATGAACGCCTATAATCTTTCTGGCGATGTTGAAAAACTTCATGCAGCTCTTGATTCTTGGGCAAAAGTTGCTAACGTTTCTGCTGCTGATGTTGCGGAAATTGCGGGCGCAGCCCAAAGAGTTGCTTCTACTGCTGCCGCAACCAACGTAACAATGGACCAATTAAATGCTCAAATTGCAACTATTGAAACTGTTACACGAGAAGCACCAGAACAAATTGGTAATGGTCTTAAAACTTTGTATGGTCGTTTCTCTGATATTAAACTTGGTAAAACACTTGAAGATGGTGTAGACCTTGGTAAGGTAACTAAGGTACTTGATAAAGTTGGCGTACAAGTCTTAAATGGCGATGGAAAACTTCGTGGTGTTGGTGACATCATGGAAGACCTCATGGCGGTATGGAAGTCTATTGACTCTACCCAAAAGGCAGCTATCGCACAAACCGTTGCGGGCAAATTCCAGCTTTCACGTTTTGAAGCTTTAATGAACCGTGGAGATTTATACGGTCAATATAAAAATGCGTCTGAAACCGCAAGTGGTACTCTTGACCAAATGAATGAAGAAGCTGTTAACTCATTAGCAGGCAAGAGTAAGCAGATTATGAATAATGTCGAGGGAATTACCGCGGCATTATTTAATACCGATGATGTTTATCCAGTTCTTGATGGCGTAAGAGATTTACTAGGCTTGACCAAAGATTTCATTGATACTCTTGGTGGCGGAAAAACGATTATGCTTGGTGCTTATTCCCTCATGACAAAGATGTTTAGTTCTCAAATGTCTGCGGGAATTGCTAATGTAATTAAGAATATGAATCTTGCGCAAACAATTCAAAACAATAACCGCATGGCTTTGCAGCAAGCGCAAGAAATGGGTTTATTGAGTCCAGACCTCAACTCTTCTGATTATGAGAATTATTATGATAATTTAGATAATCCTCACTTGGAAAAAGTGCTTGACTTTATGCGTTTTGGCGTTAAAAATAGAAGCACTTTCTCAACAGAAGAAATGGAAAACTATACCGCAGAATTAAACAAAACAGTTGCTCTTGAACAAGAACGACTTCAAATTCTAGAAAAGATGTCCACCTTAAAAGATGTTAGTAACCTTATTTATGGTGG